CCCAGGCAGTGCCGGGCGGGGGTTCTCCTATGCCTACTCCGCTGCGGTCAGCAGGAGAACTGGAGGACGCGCTGCTCCATCGCCAGCCGCTCCTCAGCGCGCGAGATGATCGTGGAGACACTGACCCCAAGGGCGTCAGCGAGCGCGCACAGCGGCTCAAAGGTGATGGGGCGCTCGCCCGCCAGGAGGCGCATGAGGGTGCGTAGGGGGACGCCTGAGGCGGCAGCGAGTCCACGTACGGTCATGCGCTTCTCCTCACGGAGCGCGCGAAGTTCGGCGGCCGCCGCGGCATTGAGGCCGATCTCTGGGTTCGTAGCTCGTGTGCTCATGCTTCGAGTGTGCCACATTGGGCAACAAGATGACGGATTGGTAACGAAGTTCTGAGGGGATTCCCAGGCACTTGCCAGGTGCCCAAATGGGCACCTACAGTTGCCCACATGGACAACAACCCACCGCCCATCATCCGGGCGATCACCCACCAGATGGAGGCCACCGACACCAGCCTCCTCCAGCTCAGCCGAGACGCCGACATCCCCCGCTCCACCCTCCAGCGCAGGCTCCGAACCGGCCGCGGCCTCCAACTCGACGAAATCAGCCGCATCGCCGCCGCCCTCGGAACCACCCCAACCCACCTCATCACCCAGGCAGAAGCCGCCTAACCCCCAAGGAAACCCCCATGTGCCACCCCACTACCCAGCGCCCCCTCTCAGAGGCATCCCCCCTCGTGAACGCCCTCATCGAAGAGGCCGAGAGGAACTGCATCGACATCCGCACCGTCGACGTCTTCGCCCACACCGAAGGCCGCTTCACCATCGACCTCATCCCCTACGACGGCGGAGCCAGGGCTCTTTTCGACCTCCTCGGCCTCGAGACGTCGACCGTCTACACCTCGAGCGGGCGCGTCTACGAGTCCGCGAGCCGCAGGGTGGGCCGCTGGATCATCACCAGCCGCCGCTACCTCGGTGCCGAGGCGGTAGCCGCATGACCACCTACGTCCTCGGAGCCGCCGCTGCCGCCGCCATCCTCGCCGAGGGTGCCCTCGCCGCCATGCTCGGCCACCACACGGGCGTCCTCCTCCTCGCCATCACCCTCACCGCAGTACTCGCAGCCCACACCATCCGCACCGAGAAAGAGAACCACTGATGAGCGTCGCCATCGCCTACAACCTCCAGCGCGCGAGCGAGTTGACGGGCCTCTCCGTCGACTTCCTCCGCCGCGCCATCAAAGCAACCGACCCCGACCTCCACCTCCCCGCCCGCCTCGCCGGCAGCCGCTACGTCATCCTCGCCTCCGACCTGGAGGACTGGATGCGCAGCCGCCCCGAAGCCTGAAAGGACCTACCTCATGCCCCGCTCCCCAATCTCCAAACTCGTCACCAGCGGCGGCGGCGAGTACCACTACCTATGGCCCATGCTCCCCAACATCCCCGTAGCCCACCAACGCGGCGAAGCCACCGCTGACCTCATGGACCTCCTGCGCACGCTCGGCATGGTCCTCCTCTCCGAGCCCAGGGCATCAATCCAGCACGGAGCCAAGCCAATCATGACGCTCTCCCTCCGTGCCCGCTACGCGAGCGACCAGGAAGCCCGCCAGCTCCAACAGCCCCCGCACCCCACCCACAACGACCAGGAAGCGACCGCAGCATGACCACCCCATCCACCATCCACCCCCGCGAGCGCGGCTCAGTCCGCGCCAACGACCCCGCCACCAGCCAGTGGGCCGCCGACTCCATCACGGACGCCACCACCTCGCAGGACTTCGTTCTCATGGTCCTCCGCGACTTCACCCGCCCCGGCCCGTTCACACTCGCCTCCGTCGTCGCCTCCACCGCAGGCTCCCTCTCCCCCTCCCGCGCCCGCACCGCCGTGCGCGAACTTCAAGACAAGGGCCTCATCGAGGAGACCGGCGAGTACGCGACCACCCCCTCCGGCCGCAAGGCCCGCCTCCTCACCCTCACCAAGCAGGGGATGGCCGCCGCATGAACACCCTCACCATGGAACAGCGCCGCCACGACTTCGAGGCCATGCTCAAGCGGGCGAATCGAATCCAGCGCGCCGGGAGATTTCACCGGCCTGCCTCCCCGGAGCCGCCAGTTTTGATACTGGCGGGCATCACTGAGGACATCGCCGCTCTCTCCCGCGACTGGGTGGAATGCGCCCACCGCACACTCACCGGCGCGGCGTTAACCCAGACGGGCGTGCGAGCCAAGATGCAGTCTCTCATCGTCGCCGCGCACTGCCTCCAGGCCCTCAACGAATGCGAGTCTGCCCCCGACCGTCACGACCTCCTCGACTGGATCACGGCCCGTGCCAAGTTCTGGTTCGAGGAGAGCGAGGAGGAGTGGCTGGACATGGGGGTCGCCCCCTGTGATCGCGTTCAGTCACTCATCGGGGCTCTCGGCAGGGTCGCCGTGTTCTGGCCCGCCGCCCCGTGCGTCATCAACCAGCTCGGCGAGGACGAGGGCACTCACGTCCAGTTCGACACGCTGGTCCGCCTAACCTTCGAGGCCATCTGCGCGGCGCTGGCGGCCGAGCGCGGCCTCTGGCAGGAGGAGTCATGACCCGTGTCCTCCTGCCGGGGCGGATTCGCCGCCACCTGGTCGACGTCGGGGAGGTTACTCGCTACCAGGGCGGCACCTGGTTCATGCTCACCCGCCTCTGCGACCACGAGACCAAGATGGCCGGCATGCCGTTCCTCAGAGACCACTGCACCGTGGTCGAGTCCGCCGACCTCACCGACCCGCTCGTCTGCCCGGCCTGCCTCGCCACCCACCAGCCCGCCACCGACGTCGAGGACCCCACCATGGGGACCATCCCCCTCTTCGACCTGCCATGACGCAGGCCAGCCTCCTCGACCTCCTGGAGCCTGCCCCGCCGGCCGTGGTCCATGCGCTCATGCCGACCATGGGCCTGGCCTGCGGGGCCGATCTCCTCGCCCTCCTAGACCAGCCACACGACCGCGGCCGTGTCTACGCCATGCGCTACGACGAGGTCACCTGCGACGCCTGCAAGCGGGCAGCCGAGCCCTATGGCGGGCTCCGGGCCTGGTGCCGCAAACAGCAAGGCCGATAACACAAAGGAACTACCGATGGATTCATTCTCTTTCTTCGTCCCCGGTGAGCCGATCACCGAAGGCAGCACGCGCGCGTTCACGTCGGGTCAGCGGGTGGTCGTCACCCACGACCGCGGCCGCGAACTCGACGCCTGGCGCATCAAGGTCGCGCACGCCGCCGAGGCCGCCGCACGCAAGGCGGGTTGGGAGCCCAGGCATGACGGCCCCGTAGCCGTCACCGCCGCCTTTCTCCTGCCCCGCCCCAAGAGCGTCCCTAAGTCCCGGCAGTGGCCGTACACGAAGCCAGACCTGGACAAACTTCAGCGCGCCGTCGGAGACGCCCTCGCCCCCTACAAGCAGGACGGCGTCCTCAAGGACGACAGCAGGATCGTGACATGGCACACCTCCAAGTACTACGCCGACGACTATAAGCCTGGCGTACTCGTCTACGTCTCCCGTGTCGATGAGGAGGGACTGTCAGCCACCTACGACTGCGCCGAGTGGCTGAAGGCCGAGGAGCGGAAGATTCAGGAGGACGCAGAATGAGCGAGATCATTCGCGAGAGGTCCCCGCGGTCTCGTGGTCGCGTCCGGTGCGATGACTGTGGCCGCCGCATCCCCAAGGGCGAGCGATACAGCCGGTTGACGCTCGTCGACGGCGGGACGATCTGGGACTGGCGGGAGTGCCAGCCATGCGAGACCGCAGCCAGCCACGTCATGAGATGGAGAGGCCCCTACGGCGACGACTACTACCCCGACGACTTCCACGAGTGGGCGCACGAGGCCATGGACGGCTGCTACTACACCCCCTACGGCCTGTTCTGCGACGACGGGACACCTGACGGCTGGGAGTGGCGCTTGCGAGCCCTCTCCGACGAGGCCACGAAGGCCGCCGAGGCTGACGCTGACCCCGCTCGGTCGTGGGACGACGAAGCGTGGGCGGCCTTCACCTGGCGCATGCAAACCAGTCCCGTATTTAATACCAGGAGGAAATGATGCGGATTCGGAGTATCAAGCCGGAGTTCTGGTCGAGCCCGGACGTCGCGGCCCTGTCGGACGCCGATCGGCTGCTGTTCATTGGGCTCTGGTCCTACGTGGATGACCATGGTCGGGGGCGGGATGACGTCGCGTTGATCGTGGCCGCCCTATTCCCTCACGACATGGTCGCGAATCCTCACGACACTGTCGCGAAGGTTCGCGACGGTCTCGCGAGGCTTTCCGAAGCAAATTTGATCCTCCGCTACACCGTCGCGTCTAGGACCTATTTCCTAGTGACGGGGTGGGGAAAGCACCAGCGGGTAGATAAACCGAAGGCGTCACGCATCCCCGAACCCACCGAAGAGGAGAATGGCACTTTCCCGCAAAACGACGCCAATCGCGAAAGTGTCGCGAACCTTCGCGACGACGTCGCGACACCTCGCGACACCCTCGCGCCTGGAACAGGGGAACAGGGGAACAGGG